CTTTATCTGCTATGGGTACTGCTCTTATTCAAGGTCATGGTTTTACTTATGCTGCTACAGAACATGGTGTAATACTTGGAATGGTAATGGCTCGTGCTGATCTTACTTATCAACAAGGGTTGCGAAAAATGTGGTCTCGTTCAACCCGTTATGATTTTTATTTTCCTGCCTTTGCTATGTTAGGTGAACAGGCTATTTTAAATAAGGAAATTTATGTCACTGGTAATTCTTCTCAAGATGATGCGGTTTTTGGTTATCAAGAACGTTGGGCTGAATACCGTTATAAACCTAGTGAAATCACTGGTCTTTTTAAATCTACTTCTAGTGGTACTATTGATGCTTGGCATTTTGCTCAAAAATTCACTTCTTTACCCACATTGGCTTCTACCTTTATTCAAGAAAATCCCCCTTTCGATAGAACTACTGCTGTAGGTGCTGCTGCGAACGGTCAACAATTTTTATGTGATGCTTTTTTTAATATTCGAATGGCTCGTCCTCTTCCTATGTATTCAGTTCCTGGACTTATCGACCATTTTTAATTCTTATAGACAATACTCTCTCAGTAGAAACTGATCAACGTGACTGCTGGGAATTTCAATTTTTAAATATGGTGGCTTAATATGTTTGGAATAGATGATGCTTTAGTTGGTGCGGTTGCCGCCCCTATACTTGGTGGTTTATTCAAGGGTTTCGGTCAACAATCTGCTAATCAATCAAATTGGGATATTGCCCAGTCTAATAATGCCTTTAATGAACGTATGGCTTCTACTCAATACCAACGTGCCGTTGGTGATATGAAGGCTGCGGGGTTATCGCCTATGTTGGCGTATTCTCAAGGGGGTAATGCTGCCCCTTCTGCTTCTAGTGTTTCTCCTATGCAAAATGCTATCGGTGCTTACGGTGAGGGTGCTCAGACTGCTTATTCTAATTATATGGATTATGCTCGTACCAATGCGGACGTTGCTTTAAAAGGTGCCCAAACACATCAAACATACGCAGAAACTCAATTTACTCATGCTAAAACTCAACACGAAGGTGTTAAACAAGCCTATACTGAGGCTACTACTCTTAAAACTCAACAAGAAATTTCTAATCTTAAAAATGCTAATAATCTCGTATCTGCTCAAATTTCAAATACTTTACAACAAACTTTAAATCTTAATGCTGTTAATGCTCAAACTCTTGCTCAAACTATACTTACTGGAAAACTTACTATTAAAGCTATGGCTGATGCTGGTCTCGCTACTTCTGCGACTCAAACTCAACAAGCTCAGACCGCTCTTATAAAAATGAATGAAAAGATTAGGGAATATCAATCTTTCGCTGAAAAAAATGATGCTGAAAAGGCTAAAACTTGGTGGGGAAAAAATGTTTCCCCTTATCTTCAAGATTTCTTAGGAGTATCCAAAATGGGTGCTACTATATCTTCTGCAATGCCAAAATAAGGACTATATGAAAACTATCTTTTTACGTACTGCTCATAACTACGACACTAACGCTGCTTCTGATCATTCAGGTCTATCTTGTCCAGAGCCTACTATGGCTCAACAACAATTTAAAGATGAATGTGATATTAATCACATCTTAAAAACTTTCGGTATTACTGGGGAAATTCCCCAAACCGATATAAAGCCCATTTACGGGGACTTTACTGGCTCTTTGGACTACCACAATGCCCAGAATCAATTAATCGCCTCACAACAGGCTTTTATGGGCTTAGACGCGAATATTCGCGCGTATTTCAATAATTCAATTGAATATTTAATGGATTTTATGGAAAATCCTCAAAATCGCGATAAAGCGATTGAACTGGGGCTGATAAATGCCCCACCTAGTCCTCCGAAGGAGGACGCACAGTTACCTACTTGATGTAACTGTGCTGACTGACACCAAAACACTATAAATTACCACTTAAAAAAGGTCTTAAAATGCGTACATTATCCCGTTATTCTGCTAACAAAAAATCTCATGCTAGGTCTTTCCGTTATCATTCTTCTCATACTAAGTCTGCTAATATTCAAACTGCTCCTCAGCGTGGTGGCTGGAGGCTATGAGTGCCATGCTTTCACCCTCTGACTGCTTTTCGTGTATTCGGTGAGAAAAAAATTGTATTTAGGGAAAAAAGAGGTGTGGATACTACTGAACAATTATCCTTACCTTGTGGTCAATGTGTTGGGTGTCGCTTAGAGAGGTCTCGCCAGTGGGCAATGCGTTGTTTACACGAAGCCTCTCTTTATGAACATAATTCTTTTATTACTCTTACTTACGATGATTCTCATTTACCAACAAATAATTCGTTAGATTATGAAGACTTTCAATTATTTATGAAACGATTACGTAAAAATCATCAAGGACTTCAATGTGTTCCAACTTCTACAAATCCCTACCCTATACGCTTTTATATGTGTGGGGAGTATGGTGAACAATTTGGTAGACCTCATTTCCATGCCTTGTTATTCAACTTCGATTTTCGAGATAAATACTATTGGGGAAGAACCGCTAGTAAGTCTAAAATTTATAGAAGCAAAATCCTTGAAGACTTATGGCCTTTTGGTCATTCGTCTATAGGTTCTGTTAACTTTGAATCTTCAGCTTATGTGGCTAGATATATTATGAAAAAAGTAAATGGTCAACTTGCTGCGTCTCATTACGAATCAGTGAATCCAGTCACTGGTGAGTTATTTAAAAAAACTCCTGAGTTCAATAAAATGTCCAGGTCCGGTGGAATCGGTATAAATTGGTATGACAAACACAAATCTGATGTTTACCCTCATGATTATGTTATAGTCAATGGAAAGAAATGTAAGCCTCCCCGTTATTATGATACAAAATACAAACAATCAAATCCCTTCGAGTTCGATGAATTGCAATTCAAAAGATTGCAAGAAGCTAAACTACGATTCTCTGATAACAATGAAGAGAGATTACTGGTCAAAGAAAAAGTTACTTTGGCTAAACTCAATCAACTACCTAGGAAACTAAAATGAATCAAGAAATTTTTGCTGTATATGATCGTGCTGCTCAATGCTTTGGACGTCCTTTATTTACTAACTCTATTGGTCAAACTATTAGGTCTTTTATTGACGAAATTAATAGAGAAGATAAAGATTCAAATATGTGGAAACACCCCGATGATTTTGATTTATATCAATTAGGATCCTTTGATGATGTCAAAGGCAAATTTCATGGTGAAGAACCAAAATGCATTACTATGGGTAAAGACGTTAAAATTCGTTAATTAATAAAATAAGGTAATTATTATGCATCGTAATCAATCTGTAGATGTCCATCAATTCGCTATGATTCCTAAGGCTGAAATTCCTAGGTCTTCATTCGATGTTCAATATTCTCATAAGACTACTTTTGATGGTGGTTACCTTGTTCCTATTTATGTAGACGAGGTACTTCCTGGAGATGTCTTTAATTTAAATATGACTGCTTTTTGTCGTATGGCTACTCCTTTATTTCCAGTGATGGATAATTCAAAACTGGATTCTTTCTTCTTTTTCGTACCCAATCGCTTAATCTGGTCAAACTGGAAAAAGTTTATGGGTGAACAAATTAATCCAAATGATTCTACTTCTTATATTATCCCTACTACAACTAGTCCTGTTGGTGGTTATGCTGTGGGTTCGTTGCAAGACCATATGGGTCTGCCAACCGTTGGACAAGTCGGTACTTCTAATAATGTTACTCACTCTGCTCTTTGGACTCGTGCTTATAACCTTATTTGGAATGAATGGTTTAGAGATGAAAACTTACAAAACTCTGTTACTGTAGATACTGGCGATGGTCCTGATATTTCTTCAAATTATGTAATGCTTAAACGTGGTAAACGTAAGGATTATTTTACTGGTGCTTTGCCTTGGCCTCAAAAGGGTGTTTCTGTAAGCTTACCGTTAGGTACTACTGCTCCTGTCACTTCAAATGGTACTCAAATTCAATTTAACGTTGGTGCTGGTACTTATAATGCTTCGTTTTTAAATACTAATCCTGCTGGAACTCCAATTATTTCTGCTATGTCTTTAGTTGGTGGTTCTTCTGTTACTGGTTCTGCTGCCTTTGGTTATAATACTGGTCTTTATGCTGATTTGTCTTCTGCTACCTCTGCGACTATTAATCAATTACGACAATCTTTTCAAATTCAAAAACTCTTAGAACGTGATGCACGTGGTGGTACTCGATATACCGAAATTGTTAGAGCTCATTTCGGTGTGGTTTCTCCAGACGCTAGACTTCAACGTCCTGAATATATAGGTGGTGGTTCTACTAATATTTCTATTAATCCTATTGCTCAAACTTCAGGCACTGGACAAACTGGACA